TCCGAGGATCGTAGCCATGAAGTGCCGTGGCGCAACGTCACTTCTACGGGACGTGTACCTGTCGCCTGAACGGGCTTGGGCGATTGGCCCCCCAGCCGATCCCGATGTCCCGATAGAAGTGGCGCAAGCCGTCATGCAACTCGTCATGGGCGAGATGCTGCAGATGGCGCAGGCGGGAATGCCTGTAGATCAGGCAGCCGCTCGGGACCGGGGTAAGAAGCTGTTCTTGGCGGCGCGTGAGGCCGAGAAGGCTAACGCCAAGAAACGGGCTAAGCTGGCTACGGAAAAGATCGAGGAGATGTTTGTTGAGGGCGGTCTTTACAACGCTCTGGCTGAGTTTCTTGTTGATCTGCCTCTCTTCCCGTTCGCCTGTATCAAGGGGCCGGAAGTCCGGATCATGCCGCAGGTGCGGTATGTGCAGGGCAAGGCTCAGGTAACCCAGCAGCCAAGGCTATGCTGGTATCGGATTTCACCATTTGATTTGTACTGGACGCCGGGCGCTGCCAGCATAGAGCAGGCGGATGTGATCGAACGAGGACGGATCACCCGCGCAGAACTGAACGACTGTCTTGACCTCCCGGGTTACAATCAACAGGCAGTTGAAGCCGTGCTCGAAGAGTATGGCTCCGGGGGCATCACGGACGACTGGGACTATACGGACACGGAAAGGGCGCTGTTCGAGAACCGGGAAAACCCCCGATGGAATAGGTCGGGCATGTTGAATACGCTCCGTTTCACGGGGCATATTCAGGGGAAAATGCTACTCGACTACGGGATGGATGAGCCGGATATTCTTTCAGCCCCTCTCCGTGACTTCAAGGTTGAGCTTTGGCTGATCGGGCGCTGGGTCATAAAATGTCAACTGGTTCCGTCTCCCCGCCAACGCCACCCGTACTATGTTACGAGCTTCGAGAAGGTACCGGGGACGCCTGTAGGGAATGGCCTTCCGGATATATTGCAAGATATCGAGGATGCAGCCGCTGCCACACTCCGTGCTCTTGTGAACAACATGAGCATCGCCAGTGGGCCGCAGGTGGTCATCATGGACGACCGGCTGGCACCGGGGGAGAATGGAGAACAGCTATTTCCGTGGAAGCGCTGGCACGTCCAGTCTGATCCGGTGAGCAATACCAATGCTCAGGCTCCCATCACTTTCTTCAGTCCGCAGGACAATTCGCAGGCTCTACTGGCGGTTTACCAGTCGCTCAATGCGATGGCCGACGATATCTCGGCCATCCCCAAGTACATGGCAGGACAGGGAGTTGGTGGGGGAGCCGGTCGGACTGCCTCCGGTCTGGCCATGCTCATGGGGAACGCCTCCAAAATCCTCCAGACGGTGGCGGCTAACATCGACCGGGATATCTTCCAGCCATTGTTAGATGGCCTGTTCGACATGCTGATGCTGACCGATACGCAGGGTTGGCTACAGGGAGACGAGAATATCGAGGTGAAGGGCGTCAACGTCGCGATCCAGAAGGAAACCGAACGTGCCCGTCAGCTTGAGTTCGCTCAGATCACGGCTAACCCGACCGATCTGGAGATCATGGGCATTCAAGGCCGTGCGTCGCTGCTACGCTCGCTCAGCAACAACATCGGCATGGACGGCGAGAACATTATTCCGTCCGAAGAGCAGATCGACGCCCGCCTCCGTGCCGAAGCCGAGGCCGCAGCCGCCCAACTCGCCGCCACGCCCGCTCAGATTGCGGACAGCGAAGCACGGGCAGGGGGTGGCGGCGCTCCACCTGAACAAGCGCCGCCAGCGCAGCAGCAGCAGCAGCAAGGCGGTGGAGTAGACGGCAACATGGGTCCACGGACTGATATCGCAGGAGCGGTAGGATGATGCTCATTGACAACGAGGACATCGGGGCTAAGTTGGCGGAACGCACGCGCGCGACAGCGGTGGCTGACCGGATCGATGTCAACCGGGAAGACTTCGATTTCATAGTCGATCAACTGCTGGGTGCCGATGGCAAGACCCGGCGCTACAAGGTGGACGTGGCAGATATCGCTACGTTCCTCCAGCAGATCGACGCACCGTGAACCCACCGGTCTACGCCGGGGTGAGGGCACCGATCAACAAGGAAAGGACAGTCGTCATGGCTAAGGGCAAGCAGAAGAGCAAGAGTTCTCCGGTATGGGTCAAGGGCGGTAACGGGCACATGCTTGGCCAGCAGCACGCTGGGCCGCAGACCCCCGGCCAGACCGCCAGCAACGCTTCGGCCAGTGGCGGTGAGTGGGCCAAAGGCGGTAACGGGCATATGGTCGGCAAGCAGACCGCCAAGCCTGCCACGGCTGCATAGTAACCCCCGTGGTTACTAAGCCGCATGCGGAGGAAGTGCTCGCCCGGTTCGTGGCGGGCCTTTCGCCGTCCATGCAGCAGGACTTGTTCAATGCTCTGCAAGCCTACCACGAGCAATGGTACAAGGAATTCGTCGCTGCGCCTCAGGCCATCTTACAAACTGCACAGGGCAAGGTACAGGCGATGGAGAAGATAACCGAGACGGTGATGCGAGCGCGGGAAATCGTCTCGACTATTGAACGGCGAACCCAGATCAATCGGCCACTGCCGATTGACAATGTAGCGGCGAGTTTGATGTAATGCCTGACCCTCTTCCCCCGATTGACGCTAACGTCAAACTGCCGAAGGCGATAGCTGCGCAGTCTGCACGCGTGGAAGAAGTGCATCGGCAAGCCTACAACACTGGCGAGCAGCCTCCCCCTGCCCCTGAGAGCGGCGTACAGCCGCCTCCCCCGGCCGAGGCTACCCCACCCCAGCCAACCCATCCGACGCCACCAGCGCCCGCCCCGGCCCCGCCGCCAGCGGCTGTAACGCCAACGCCTCCGCAGCCGCAGCCGGTGCTGCCAGCGCCAACGCAAGACGACTGGCAGCACCGTTACCAATCGTTGAAGGGTCGGTTTGACGCCCAAGCTGGTGACATGGCTAATATGCGCTCGCGCATGGCCAGTCTTGAAAGCATGCTGGCAAACCTGAGTAAGCCAGCCCCCGCTGCCGTTCCTGCGCCTAAGCCACAGACCAAGCGGGTGACTGACAAGGAAGTGCAGGAGTTCAGTCCCGAACTGATCGACGTGATTGGCCGAGCCGCGTTGGACGTGATCGAGCCAGTTATTAACCAGAGGGTTACTACTCTCAAATCGGAGATTGACACCAATCTCAACAAAGTCAATAGCCGGGTGCAGAATGCGGAGCGCGAAGGCGCGTCCAGCCAGCATCAGCGGCTGCTCGATTTTCTTGATCGCCAGAACTCACAATGGAGGGTGATCAACAAGCATCCGAAGTTCCACAACTGGCTCGCCTTGACAGACGGGTTCAGTGGTGTTACAAGGAAAGTACTCTTGGACGATGCAGTAAAGCGTGGGGATAGTAATCGCGTCCTCAACTTCTACTCTTCGTTCATGGCTGAGCAAGGTAATCCGGCCCCCGCTAATGGCAATGGGTCACCGCCACCACCCAGTAATGGCAACGGCGCGGAAACTGACCTAACCAAATTTGCGGCACCGGGCAGACCAGCAGCATCGGGCGCGACGCCTAAGGCCCCCGACACTCCTGAAATTATAAGCCGCGCCCAGATACAAGCTTTCTACGCCGATAAACGTCGGGGAAAGTACAGCCCAGCAGAAGTTGAACGGTTGGAAGCCGAAATTTTTAAAGCTGGCAACGAAGGGCGCATCCGTTAACCCCTAGTGGATTGGGGGACACAGATGGCATTCCCATCAGCACCACAGGCCGGATGGACACCTCCGGTCGTAATTTGGCCAACTGGCTCGACTGGTAATAACCTTTCCGCGACTGGTTTCATTCCTGAAATCTGGAGCGGAAAGCTTATCGAGAAGTTCTATCACACCACCGTGCTCGGTGCGATCAGCAACACCGACTACGAAGGCGAGATCAAGAACTACGGCGACAAGGTCATTATCCGCACCAAGCCGACAATCGTCATCAACGACTACGCGGCGGATGGTCTTCTCGCCGTGCAGCGCCCGACCGGCAACTTTGTCGAACTGAACATCGACAAGGGTAAGTACTTCAACACGGCGCTCGACGACGTGATGGAGAAGCAGTCGGACATCAACAATCTGTCTTTGTGGGCCGATGACGCCGCAGAGCAGATGAAGATCAAGGTCGATACCGACGTTCTGTTGGGCATGCTCAACGGAGCAGCCGCCGCCAATCGCGGATTAACTGCGGGTGCCATTTCCGCCGACATCAATCTCGGCGTGACTGGCACTCCGCTGGCTGTTGTTCCGCGCTCTCCGGCGACGGGCGAGGTGGAAATCGTGGACGTGCTGCTTCGTCTGGGTCAGGCTCTGGACGAGCAGAACATCCCCGAGAGTGGACGGTGGGCGATCCTCCCGGCGTGGGCTGGGACGATGATCAAGATGTCCGAGATGCGGCAGGTCTATCTCACTGGCGATAGTGTGACCATGCTGCGCAACGGGCGGCTTGGCATGATCGACCGCTTCACCATCTATATCAGCAACCTGCTCCCGAAGGGACCGATCACTGGCCCGCCTGCCTTGGCGGCGAGTGAGTGGGTGATCTACGCTGGGCATCCGCACGGGCTGACGTTCGCCTCGCAGATGACCAACGTCGAGACGCTGCGGTCGGAGATGTCCTTCGCCAACCTCCTGCGTGGTCTGCAGGTGTATGGCTGGAAGATACTCGACAGCATCGCCATTGCTCAGGCTGTAGTCACCAAGGCGTAATCGCCTCCCTCGCCTTGGGAACTGCACCCGGGACGGTCTGCACCGCCGTCCCGGGTTTTAACCTGAGGGGTTACAATGGCCAACGCGCTCGACACGGTAGCCGACTATGTGACACAGGCTAGGGTACTGCTGCAGGACACCTACGGTCCCAGCTATCGCTACTCGTCTGCCGACATAGTACAGGCATTGAATTTAGGTCTACAACGCGCCCGCCAGTTGCGGGCCGATCTGTTTTTGCTCAACGATGGTGAAATTCCGTATTTTGTTATTGAAGACGATACTCCGGTAGCGTTCTCGCCGCTCTACCGGCAGGGACTGCTGAGTTGGATCGTCGGCCAGATAACGTTGCGCGACGCGGAGGACACGACCGACGAGCGTGCGGCGACACTGCAGAACGCGTTTGTCTACCAGCTTAACCCGGCCATGCTGGAAATCGCAGCGGAGGCATAAGCGATGGACTACATCACCCGGCTTATGGCTAACGCCCGGATGCACCTGACCGGGGCGGTGGATGACGCGATCAAGGTCGAGTTGTTCAACGCGGTGGATGAGTTCTGTCGCGAGACAGACATGTGGACGGAGGACATTGTCTTCCCAACGGTCGCTGGCACGGAAATGGTCTATGACCTTGTGCCGACCTTGGGCACTATTCTTCGCTTGGTCGATCTTCGCCGTGTCGAAGGCAACATGCCTGTTCACGGGCATATGCGGATACCGGGGGAATTGATCCTGCCCTTTGCCTTTGAGGCAGATACGCAGATACGGGCCACAGTGTCTCTGGCTCCGCTCGATCCTACCCAGACTGCGACTGACTTCCCCGAGATTGATGCGTGGTTATGGGACCGCCATTTCAACACGTTCGTGCACGGTGTCATCTACAAAATGGCTTCACAGCCAGACAAGACTTATTCCGACACC